CCTGAAGGTCCATGAAGTTTTGCTTCTAGATTAAATTCCAAATAGTTTGAAGCTTCGTCTTCTTTATATTCTGGAGATCTAAAACGATCTTGTTTGTCTAATCTTTTTTGATCAATTTCAACATCTTCTGCAGTGTCATCATATGGAACAATACGGTTAACAGTATCGCTAACACCAAAGTTGCCATAATATTGAGCCAGTCTTGTTAAATCGTTTGTAATTTTGTCGCTCGCACGATACTTACCAGACCTATCAAAACGATCTGCAAGTTTTAACAATTTAATGATTTGACTTTTATGCATAATTTTTGTTTTATAATTTTTAGCTCGTTTATCCTGCTAATTCTTTTTTACAAACCGACAAAGCATTAGCAATAGTCATATCCATATCGTAATATCTGTAATTACCAAGCCTTCCACCAATAATTAAATTGCTTGAAAATGTTTCCGAGTAGCTCTTATATTTTTCATATATTTCATTATTTGATTCATCATTAATTGGATAAAAGGGTTCGTTATCTCCTGTGTAATTCTTAGAATATTCATAGGTGATAAAGTCTTTTGTTGATTTACTTTTAGTGAAATGCCTATGTTGAATTATTCTGTTCCAAGATGTTGACTCATCAGGATAATTCATTTGTGCACAGCCTTGAAAATCTGTATTTACTTGATAATCTTTAAACTCTAAAGCTCTGTAATCTAATGTGCCAAACATATTGTCGAAATATTTTTGTATTTCGCCCGTGTATACAATCTTATTGGCTTTACATTCCCAATAGCTTCTGTCTTTAAAAAAATCTACACCTAGTTCTACATTTATATTTTCCAAGAGTTTATGAAATATTGGCGTGTAACCATTTTTTGGCACACCTTGGTAAATATCAATATCTGGGTAATAGTTGTCGTCAAATGTATATCTTATTGGTAGTCTTTTAATTATTGATGCTGGTAAGAGTTTTGGATCTCTTCCCCAATGCTTTTTAGTGTAACCATAGATTAATTTCTCATATATAGTTTTGCCTACTTGAGATAGTATATGTTCTTCTAAGTTTTTTGGTTTTTCGCAGGGAATTATTTCTCTTTCTATTTTTGCTAATGCTTTTTCAGGTGTATTAATATCAGGCCAGAGTTGATTGAGAGTTAAAAGATTTATTGGTAAAGAATAGATATTTCCATTTGAATAAGCTTTGACTCTGTGGGAATAATTTAAAAAATCTGTAAATTGGTTTATATAGTCCCAAATGTATTTTTTAGATGTATGAAAAATGTGAGGGCCATATTTGTGCAAGTGATAATCTTCATAAGGTTCTGTATAGCAATTTCCACCGATATGAGTTCTTTTATCAATCACTAATACTTTTTTGCCTACCTGATTAGCTTCATATGCAAAAATGGAGCCGAATAAACCGGCTCCAACAACTAAATAATCGTAAGACATATATATGTTTTACAAGTTTGACCCTGCCCATGGAACTCTTGAGAAATTACCTTGACCTTTTAATCCTGGATTATCATCAAAGCTCATTTCTTCGTTGCCTCTATTGTTTCTGTCATAATCATTTTTATAGACATATTCTTCTGTATGAAGCATTTGTTCTATTGTCTTATCTTGCTCATCAGGATCATATGATTCTGCAGAACTTCTGCCAGAAAAATTAGGAGTGGCAGCATCAGGATCTAAAGTATCAAGAATTGTAGTTTCATTTCTTGATCCATCTTGATCAGGCGTGTACTCATTTTTTAAGTCTTTCACATATTGATCAAAATTAGCGCCTTCAGTTAGTAAAGGAGTTTTGGCTAGATGAGCATTAGAATACTGAGCTTCATAAAAAGGGTTGTCATCTGGTCCTGACTCTGTTATTTGGCCTCTGTTTCTGGACGTAAAATCTTTAGCGTATTTTGTTGAAGAATAGTGCAATCTCTCAGGCTTAATTTGCTCAGGGACATCATCTTCATAATCAAACTTTTGCTTATCTTTATATTTTCTGCGCTTTGATAGAGATTGCTCCATAGAGACATAAGAATCTTTGTTGTCTGTAGCTTTGGATTTATTCATACCATTTGCTGCATTTTCAAGCATAGATTTATGATCTCTCAATCTTGCTCTTAATTTAAATCTTTCTCTTTCCACTGGGTCTAAAATATCAATATTCCCAAGAATGTCATCTTCTTTTGAGGTGTGAAAGGGAACTAATCTTGCTTCAAAGTTTCTTGTTTCATCAGGATCAGGGGGATTATGTGATCTTGCCAAAACAGATTCAAATGATTGATCTGTAATAAATTGATTAAAATCACCATATGTGCTACCGCCAGGATTTCCACCAGGTGCCCATGCACCTGAACCTGCTCCACCAACACCACCAAATCCAGCAGCTGTTTTGATATTCTTTTTTGAAGACATTATTTGAAACCTCAAAGACGGATAATTATTTTATTCTTCCACCCAAGTTGATCGTCCTTGACCTTGGCAGAATTTCAGCAATTTTTGAAAAATAGGCTTCATAAGCTACAGCAGCAACAGCATCACAAATATCATCCTTATATCCCTTTAAAGATTCGATAATAAATCTATTACCTTTCCATTTCTTTTGTAAGAATAAAAATTGTATTTTTGCCTCTTTGATTTCTTCTAATGGCATTTTATTGCCTCTTAAATCAGTATATTCTCCACCAGATAAATCGTAGATATCAATTCTGTCTTCTCTCAATAAAGTTGCAAGTTCAGTGTAAATAGATTCCTTGTAATTCTTATTAAATGTTTTTTCTATAATTGGTACTCTCATATTTCTTAATTTTATTACTGATGATTGCGAGTTCCATTGGTCTATACTTACTTGTTTAAATCTAAACTTTGCATGTAGAGATAAAACATAATCTTCAACATCTTTTTCTGAAACTGGTTGATTTTTAGTTTTAGGATTCCAAAAGTGAATGTGGTCAATTACAACCCTTCTCAATGGTTTACTGTCTTTGCCATATTGTCCGTACATAGTCTCACAATGTGCTACAGCTAAAGCATAGTAGTCAGATGTTCTTGCAGGATCAATATGACAATAGTATTCAAACATTCCTGTTCCCATTTCTAATCTTTTAATCATTGACATGCTTGAGAAGAATCTATTAACATCATCTTCTGTAAACATAGGGTCAGAAGATGATGCACCAAACTCAGCACCATATTGCATTTGATATTCTGTAGGATTTTTCTTCTTTTCAGACTCTAAGAAATCTCTATCAATATTGGGATTTACAAGCCAAGTAGGACCACGCATAACAAGAGTTGAAGGATCATCTTGTCTGTTTTCATGTAAATCATAAAGCAATCCAATTGGTCCTTTAGGGTTGGAAAGCATCATCATCTTTCCATCTCTACCAAAAGTTGCAAGAGATGGTTTTAGGTCGTTATATAAATCATAGTCAAGACCAGAATCAGGATTATCGCCAGCCATAGCAGCGATTTCGTCCATGATTACACTCCAACAAGTAAGACCAACAAGACCAGATGCACTACTAGAACCGCACTTTAAAACCAATGACCCAGAAAATAAGTTCAATCCAGCGGTTTCTCTTCTTTCATTTTCTTTACGATCATTTTCAGTAAAGAACCGCATTTCCAATTCTGTGTCTTTACCAATGTAAGGTTGGAAGTATGGTGAAGCTAATACAGTTTGTTTCAATTTTGCGAAGATAGCATTCTTTGCCTGTTCCTCGTTTTTAGCTACGTTTAATAGGTAAATTGCATCAAACTCCATCAATCCATATCTAGCTTGAGGATGCCCCATAGAAATGAGCCTATATAGCTCATAAAGACCAATAGCAGAAACTAGGAATGACTTACCAGACCTTCTTCCTAATACTAAAACTAATTCTTGAAATTTAAACCTATTTTCACACTTATTAATAATTTGCATTCTAAGTTTTGGATCAAACTCTTCAGAATACAACAAATCTTTTTCTGTTTGGAAATTGTCTGTAATTGGTCTTTCTTCTAAGAGCTCAATTGTTTTAAGCGCATCAGGATTCGTAGCATTATCTTTTTCATGAGTGTATCTCTGTGTTGCAATGTCTTGATCCATTCTATTACAAGTTAGACAAGGTGAATTAATAACGGTAAATGATGCTTTGAATGGTCTGTTTTCTTTGTGCATTTCAACAGACTTTTCTTCATTCTTTCTTACAAAATCCCAAACGCATCCATTACATCCAGCTCTTTCTTCTTCAGGTATGTCTTGAATTACAAGTTCTGTATTGCCTTCTTGCCCCATATAGAAGCACTTTAAAATAAGCCTTTGTAGTGGGTATGGCTTTAAATTACAAAAATAGGGATGCTCAATAAAGGTAACGATATCTACAATTTGATCAGGGTTAAATCTTGTCTTTACTGGCTTTTGAGGTGGCGCAACTTCAGATCTTACACTCGGAGTAAGCTCATCCAAAAACTCTTCAGCATATTCAGAGTCTTTAAACTTTTCTGATGCTTGATTTGCTTGTTGAATTAATTGCTGCCTTACTTCAGCTTGTGTCAGTGAGGCCTTAGATGCGTTTTTTCTCATTAGTTTTCTTGCTTAAGTTTTTCTCTAAGCTTTTTCAATTCGTCTCTGATTATTCTTTTGTCAAGTTCACTTTCAAACCTGTCGTGCAATTCAGCTAAAATCTCAAAGATGTTAATTGAAAAAACTCCTTGATTGTCTCTTTTTTCTTTTATATCTAAAATCTTGCTAATAAGTTTTTCAACCATAGCGGCTCTTTTAAGTTTTAGATCATTATTTTTACTACAATCAATCCCTCTAACATCATCAAGCTCAACCATTAGTGCGGTGAGGGCTAATTGATTTTCTCTAAATATCCAAGGAGCAATTAACTCTTCTTGGTGTTCGTAGCTTTTAAGGCCTGAAGTCATTAATTTCTTAAAATCACAATGTTGATCCATGTGAGTAGAAACTTGAGTCCAGTTTAGTCTTGCATTAAAATGTCTTTCAAAAAACTTAATTACAGACTGAGGCTTTTTACCACTTTCAAGATATACGTGTTCTGCAAGGTTACGAAGGTGAGAACTACATATAGCACATCTTACCTCTATAAATTGAGGATAAGTGACATCTCCCATGTGGTCAGGAGGGAGAGGAATTATAGGCTCGTCTCCTTCTTTAATATCTTTGAAATATATGAATGATTGTTCAGGGAGATTATCAGAAGCTTGTACTAGCGAATTGACGATGTTGTCTTTAGAGTTTGCCATATTAATTATTTTTTACAGATAAAAGAAAACCCGTCGAAATCGACGGGTTTAAAGTAGTTAAATAATAATTAAAAGTCTAATGCTCTTTTTAATCTTTGGTAAGGGGAAACAGTGTCAGCTGCAGATACGATAAACTCATCTGCGATTCCAAATGTTTCATAATTTCCCTTAGTATACTTGTCTGAAGAAGATGTGCCAGCAGATAAATCAACTGTTGCTTCGCCTCTTCTCATGGCAACTTTAAAAACTTTATTTGTTTTATCAGAAGCTGTAATAACTGGTCTTTCGTTTTGAGCAACTAATACTGAGTTTAAAAGAGCTTCTTCAACCCATGGTTTTAATTCAGTGTGAAGATTATGCTTGCCATTAGCAGATGTCTTAGCTAATTCTGCCAATCTTATCCATGAATCAAAAGACTTTTCATCAGTCTTGACAATTGCATAAGGACCTGAACAAAGTCTTTTAGCAAACTCTTTAGCACTTAATTTTATTAGACTTCTTTCTATAATTGGAGCACAATCGGCGTACTTGGTAGGAACAACAGAAACTTCGATTGTATTATTCTCAGCAACTTTTTCATTTGTATCAAATACTTTAGATGCAACTCTTCTAGCTAAATCAATGTCAAAGTTCTCTACTGCTAAAAGTTCAACAACATCGTTCTTGCTTAAACCTTTGTCTTTGAGATTTGAGGCCATTCTTTTAGCTACAAGGTAAGCACCATCAGCGTGTTGCTTTAATTCATTGCGCCAATTGTAAATAAAGTCATCATTATTTTTTTCGGACACTTTAAGACTCCCCTTAAAATAAATTTGCAAATCTATATGTAAAAAAATAAACCCCTCGACAAATCTAGGGGTTTAAGTAAATTAGCATACCTATATAGTACAAAAAATCTTACTAAAATATTCCATCGGTTTTGTAAGTTTCGCCTAATATGCTTCTTAGTTTATCTAAAGCTCTGTCCAGACGTTTAGAAAAGGCTGCTTGCTGTATTCCAAGTTTAAAAGCAGCCTCCTCTTGTGTTAGTTCCTGAAAGAAATATAATTCAACCGCTTCTCTCTGTTTTTCATTAAGCTGACTCATAGCTTCGTCAATTACAATTTCATTATTGATTCTATTAAATGGATCAAAATATGTATGTGTTACTGGATATTCATGTATTTCTAATCTCGTATCAAATGTACTTTTGAAATGAGAAGCTAAAGCATGATCAATTCTTGTAGATAAATAATATGAAAAATAGCTAAGAGATGGGTCGTAATTTTTACTTAACTTTTGAAGTGCAAATATTGACTCATGAGCCAGATCTTCCCTGAAGGTTACTAAGCTTTTGTCTTTATTAACACATCTTGAAATGGAAGAAAATATTAAAGGCTTGTAAAAATTGTAAAGCTCAATCAAAGCAGAACTGTCATCTTCTTTAATTTTCTTGACCAATTCATTTATGTATATATAATGTTCGTCAATCATCATTATAGTTATACGTCATCACCTTATATAATCTCTTGTGTGATAAGCATAAAGAATAGTATGGAAATACAATATCTGTACTCAAGTTATTTCTTAAATCAATTACTGCATTCAAAGTTGACTGAATTTGGTTAGATACATCTTTAGATGACATTCTGGTTTGATTATATGCTATTTGTAGTCTTATAGGATTTACTTGCTTCAAAGGTATATCTTGTTCAATTTCTTTAAAATCAATGTCAAGAAACTTTTTCAAATATGGTTCTAAGCTCAAATCTTTTAACATATTTTCGTTTTTAGTTTTAAGTTCTTTAAACTCAGCAATTTTAAGATAGAAAAATAATTGAGAAAGGTATATCATCAAGATCATTTGATGACCATGTGATTCATTCAATCCTTTTAATCCAGAGAGTATTTCATTTGCTTCACCAGACATACAAAGATTGAAGAAGTCAAATATGTTCTTGTTATGGTTTTCAAAATCAAATTGATGAACATGATCTAATGTAATTTCTTCTAAATCAAGACAGGCAAGCTTTGTTAGTTCGTTTATAAGCAAAGGTAAATCATAAACAATTACTTCTTTTTTTGTAGCGCCAGATTTAATTTTTACTATAGATGAAGGCGAATTATGTTCTAGATAATTCATTGCCTCACCACTTATTTTTATGTTGTTAGAAGAAAGCCAGTCATTTAAAAATCTATTAAATGGACTTGTGTTTGAATATTCAATAGCCCCATAGTGAAATATTCTTCCAGAAGATTTGGCCTTAGAAGCTATTGCAGACCTTCCATCTAAGCTATCGTTGCAGCAATAAATCTGTACATAATCAACATTTATTTTTGAATTAATAATTGATTCATAGATTGCTTTTAATTGTGCTGCATTTGGATTGTATATCTTAATGCATCTTTTAGAATCAAAGATATTGACTGATTGTAATGAGTTAATAATCTTTGAGACAGATGTATTAGTGTCCAAACGTTCAACAATTGTTTCAGAAAAGTTAAAAATACGGGAGATATATTCATCTCCCGTGTAAATGTAAACTTTCTTCCAATTATCTTCAATGTGAGGATTAGTCTTCTTCATTCTCTTCTTTGGAAACGATTGGCATTAGTAAGTGATTAAAGTTACCACAAATCAAACACAATGACAACTTATCATCGTCAATTTGCTTTATCTTAAATGTAAGTTCTTCATCTTCAACCTTACTAATACAGTCCATCAAATCTTTATGTAAAACTTGAACTTCACCATTGTTTTCAGATGATATACAATCAATTTTGTTTTGAGTAGATCCACGTTCTTTATCAGACCCAGTGAAAATAAGCTTAGAATCTTTTAGCTCAATATTGATAAAAGAGTTTTTTGCAACAAGACCAGAAAGCTTTAGCGCTTTCATCATTTCAGATTTATTTACTGAAAAAGACGCAGTATCATCTTTTCTAAAAAACTTATTAAGGTCAGGATAGCTTTTCTTGTCAATTTGAACTAAAGACAAGATAAGGGTTGTATCTTTCCATGAAAGTTTCAAATGCCTATGACCAACTTGAAATGTTACTGTTGAATCTTGCAGCAAATTAATTAAGATTTCTGCAGTTTCTTTAGGCACAAAAAAAGATTCAAACTCTGGGCAATTATCTCCAATCTTAACTCTAAATCTTGACATTCTTCTATCATCAAAAGAATATGCCGTTAGATAAGCAGAATCAAAATTAAGATAAACTGCATTGATCATACTGTCTTTTGAGGTTGAAAATGCAGTGTAATTTAAAGCATGCCAAAGAGAATTACCAGGGACTTCAAATGAAACAGGCTTGGGTATGAAATTGAATGGTACAAAATCAGAACCATCATTTGCAAGAACTACACATTTGGTTTGCTTGTCACCTAAATGCACAACAAAATTGTCAGCAGAATAAACAATATTTAATTTGTCTGCTGTGTAAATATTTGTAAAGTCAGAGGTTAAGTTAGCCTCACAAGAAAATGATTCAAAGTCTTCTTCAAAAACAATGTTAGTGTCAATAATTTGCTGACAATAATCATTGATTGTTTGAAGAAACAATTTACCATCTTGAGAAAAAAAGTTAAACTCTGAATCTGCTGTACCTTTTAATGCAACATTACAAGTAAGTTTTGCTTTTTTAAATATTTTGTTAGCAAGTACTGTGTCTAATGTAATTTTCAATGTAACTGCCCCTGGAATTCAATTTCAATACCTGGATTATATTTCGTAATCTGATTCATAAGACAAAGCATAAATGAACCTTCATCATCAACAAAATGTAATTTACCATCTTGATACCAGTCCCAACCATTTTCAATCTGAGCTAAAACATCCATTTTGTTTACAATTAATTTAGTGATTCCATTCATTTGGCAAGCAGTATTTACTTCATCAAGATTTAGCCAATCTATTTGTCTTGGTCTACCAGTAGTGGCTCCATATTCTTGACCAATCTCACGCAGCTTTTCAAATCGCTCGTCATATTTTTGGTATCCTTTAGCTCCAACATAGGTAGAATAACACTTGATAACCCCGACAACGTTCCGAACTTGCTTATAATTGAAACCATTATTTAATACTGCTCCTACTCCTGTATTTGAAGAAGTGACATAAGGATAATCACCAAAATCAACATCAAGCCAGTACCCTTGAGCACCTTCAGCTAAAAATTTCTTTGGGGAAGAATGGATGAGACTATACATATCGACAAGATATGGTTCTAATTCAGGAACATCTTTGGCACGAAGTCCTGTACGACCAACTTTGTCTTTATAACAAGGGCCGTTTCCAGTGCGAGTTGTTCCAATGGTGGTATCTTTGGAATCTTCG